ACTAATATAATCGTAAACGTCTTTTACACTTAACTTACCTTTTGCCGTTTTGACAGCAGGTTCTAAAATCTTTACTACGTCATCCCAAACAATGTCTATGACTTGCTTAGGTACAGCACTAAACATCATACAGGTAACATCATTTCCTGCGGTACTTGCTCTGGCTGCTCCGTCTTGCCTGTGCGAAGTCTTCTAACTCGTGTCATCATTTCTTCTAATTCTCTAGCTCCTGCATCAGACGAACCATTGCCTATGCCACTAACGACATCAGCAGGAACAACAAATTCACCATCACTTAACATGACATCTTGCTCTCCTTCGAGTGTAGCAGGCACTTTATCATCCATACCATCACCTTCACCCTCTATCATGTTGTCTTCTCTCTCATCCATCTCACCTTTGGTAACACGCTCTATAAGGTCTTCTAACGCCTCTTCACCATATTTGGCTACAAATGCACCCAAAGCTACTTCAGGGGTGTCTGAAACGCCTTGTATAGCCTTTACAGCCTCATCTATGACCATATTAGCCTCCATATCACCTTCTACAGCCCCACCTTCTTGCATAGCCTTAAATCCCATGTTCTCCACTACGCTTGGTTTTTCTTTGGCTAGAGCCTTTAATCCTGCGTTATCTTCTGGTATAGGCTTCAACTCACCACCATTTGATAAGGCAATAATACCACCATTATTCATAAATCTGGGATCGTTTGGGTTCATCAAACCAACACCATAGTTAGGTGATACGCCATAATCAAACTCTGCGTCATATCCTGGTCTATAGTTTGGTGGTGGTCTTCGTGTAATACGGTCTGGAACCCCTGCCTGTCTGTTCTCAAATGGAACAGGAGCCACTGGTGGTGGCATAGGTGGTGGAACTGTAGCTTGTCCTATAGCAGCTTGACCTGCAGAAATAGGATTCATCAAGGTGTTAATACCTGTTTCCATTGCTGTAGCACCTTTTAAATTTTCTAATGTAGATGGCTTCAGTGCCTCTATATCTAATCCTTTGCCTAAAGCACCAAGAGCCTTTCCTCCTACAAATGAGGTAAGACCAGTCTCTATGCCCTTGCCTAGATCACCTGTCTCTACAAATCTCCCTAATCCTGATCCTAACGCTCCTGCTCCTACTGCTCCAAGACCACTTAACAATGGTATTGACGATAAAGCTCCTGCTCCACCTAAAGCTGAACCTGCTAATCCAAATAATAATGGGAGAACCATATAGTTATTCCTTATTCCATAACCTAATTAAGTCTGTATAATATATTGTTTACCTATATACATCAAATAAAAATTTATAAAAGGGAATCATCATGAAGCAAACAAAGAAAGAAGAAATCATTGGCAAAGCACAGTCTATCGTAGGCAAACGTGGCGATAGCTATGGTACGCCTTATCAAAATTTTAGTCGCATAGCGAAACTATGGTCATGCCATCTTGAGAAAGATATATCTGTGTATGATGTTGGTGTCTTGTTTATGTTAGCTAAAATAGCCAGATCAAAGGAAGATATGCACCACGAAGATACTTGGATTGATATTGCAGGTTACGCAGGAGCTACAGCCGAAGCTATAGACGATTCTACCACTTAACCTTGTCAGCCCAATAGGCTGCTGACATCTTGCCCTTAGCTATGTTTTTAGCGTGTCTTGCCTTGAAACTCTTACGTTTCATCTTCATGCGCCTTGATTCCCCTGCTTTTGGCTTACCTGCTGTACCACTAACTGTACCCACTTTCTTACCTTGCTGACCAAAACGTATGGTTTTAATCTTGTCTCCTTCTTTAGCCACAACAATGTGTGACTTCTTTGGATGACTAGGTGTTCTCTTGGGCTTATTATACCCTGTTACACCTGCTCTGGCTAATCGTGGGTCTTTCTTCTTAGTCGTCATCGTCCTCTATCATCTCCAAGGCTTTTTCAGTGGTTTCCTTGTTACGTCTTGTCCAACCTTTACCAAATGTATCAAATGTTTTTAAAGATTCATAGAAGTCTTGTCGTATCTTGCCAAACTCCTCTATGACATACTGTGTATTCTGTGTGCCTATCAACGCCAATGTTTTAGGTCCTATGGCTCCATCTTGTGCTGCACCACATATCTTTTGTATAGCTTTGGCTGCTCTGCCAGTGCCACTATTCACAGCCCAATCAAAGACTGCCCAATCTACACCTGATTCTAGATCATCACATTTACAGCGATCCCAGTATTCTTTCTTGTATATGGGAGCAACATCTTCAACCGTGAGGTCTTTCATGTCTTTTGTACCACCCCATTTTTCATATACTCTTTTGGTAACTCCTAAATTAGTTTCACCACCAGGGTCTTTAGGATGGTTTACATAGCCTCCTTCGTGATGAAGCAGCATTTTAAGGCATTCATCAAAATTATCTTTCATCGTTTTCCTCCTTTATATTTGATTTCTTACGAACAAAATCTATCCATTCCTTGTTCATATCATAAAAGTATTGACAGTATTTACAACGTAAACTTCCATCTACGTTCTCCATGTCATGACCACAAATTTCACAGCTAGTTGACGAGTTCTGATTCATTCAGTTCTTTGAAGAACTCTTTATCTTTGGGAAGAAATACTTCCACATAGCAGTCACAGCTTGGACAAGAAAGGTTTGTAACCATTGAGAAGTCATCACTATCTTCGATATCGTGATCACCACCCCATGTTAACTCTGTGTCACAATGCCAACATTTCATTTTGTTAATCCTTTCTGCTTTTCATATGTACGGAGTCCACCAATTCCAAGCATACCACCTAGAACTGTAAGCAATGTACTCATGTCAAACTCTGGTAAATCAGGTATATCCACACCTGCAAAGGCACATACAAACATAATTATATCTTTTAGGAGAAAGTGATATAGAAAGGCAATCGCACATACCCACCCAACCGCAGGTCGCCAACCACCCTTAAACAATGACCCTGACTGTGCTTCAGCCTTGTTAACCTCTATCTGGGCAAGATTTAATTCCTGAATGTGTTTCTGGCTCATAGTGGCTATCTCGTGGGCAAGGGCTGCCTTTTGATCCTTGTCTTCAATAAACTTATCTAGCAACCCTGTGACAGGTGCTATCAGACTTTGTATAACTGTCATCTATATTTCCTTGTTTTCTTAGCTATCTTCTTGGGTTGCTTGACAAACTGCTTGCCTGCCTTTGTACCCTTACGTTTAGCTCGTGTTGTAGCTGCGTATTCCTGTGGAGATAGTGCCTTTATAGCTTTCTCAGGTAAATAGCGTTCACCTGTCTTAGAACTAGGCTTACCACTCTTTGTACGCCATTTTTGCTTAGACCAGTTCTTAAGACTTTTTTGTGACTTTTTTAGTGGCATCTTTTTTAGGTCTTCCTCGTTTTGGTTTTGTGTTTGGCTCTGATGTCTTCTTTGGCTTTTTTTGCGATTTGGGCTTGTTTGTTTTTACCTGCAACTTTGGCTCTTTGTTCGAGGACGGTGAGGATTTGGATTTTCCTAGCAAACGGCTTATTAATACGCTTAACCTTACGAGCAGTTGCTTGGGCATCTGCCACAGTGGCAAATTTAATAGAGACTGTATCTTTGGGGTTTTCATCGGTATATAACCTCCTTCCAGAACCTTTCGGTTTCTTTCCTGTTCCTGTTTTAGGGTCTTTAGCGATAGCCACCACCCTTTTTCTTGTACTCAGATGCTAGTAACTGTGCCTTTCGTGCTGACCATTGACCTGGTTTGCCCCCCTTAGAACCTGCCTTTATCTTGTTGAACAAACGCTTTCTCATCTCTGGCTTGGTGTAGTTTCCTGCCTCATTAACACGAGACTTTGTTTTACCACCTTTCTTCAGCTTTATGGCTGACAAGGCTTTAGCCTGACCTGCATGAGCTTTGCTTGCCTTGGTTAGCTTACTTGCTACTTTTTTAATTACTTTCTTAGCTCTTTCCGTCATCTTTGGCTCCTCTTCTTGCAAGCTGATTAAACCCTATGAAACTACCAATAATACCCATGTTACTAAGTATCCATATTTCAGCAATGCCAGACAAGTGTCT